GCGCTGGTAAGGGATGTCGGAACAGATAGAGAGCGTTATCAGCCCCGAGTCGTTGGTGGATGCCATTCCGGCACGGTATTGAGTTGTCGTTGGTGGTTTCATTTTTTTTGGGTTTTGGATTTTATCGGCTTGGCGTGCGAACCATTCGCGAGCGGGTGCGGGGTTGAGTGGGTTAATCCCCCAGAGATAGTGAGCAACCGCCCCTGCCCCAGGCCATTCTTTGTCGTCGGCGTTGTTGTTTTTCCCTGATTCAAGGTCGACCGCGTGACGCGCCCCCCATGCGTTCGCCTTCACAATTTTCTCGTCGCTCACCTCGCCCGCGGCCATGCGTCGAGCGGCGTCTTTCGTTCCTTCGGTGAGCCCGTCCCCGCCGTAGCCATCGGCGAGCAATTCCAACCCGCGCTTCGCGGCGGAGATTATGTAGTCGGGTGGCTTCATCGAGTGATCAGTTGGATCGGATCGCGGTTGATGATTGGCTTAGGCTTTGGCTTTCGGCGGTTCAAAATCTTGATTTTGATGCGGGTTGCGGAGCGAGTTCTGTCGCGTCTTCTCCGACGTCTTCGGCGGATGTTGCCGGCTCTTCGTGAGTCGCTTCCGCTGGCATCTGCGGGGGTGGATAGGCGACGGTTAGTTGTGGATTAATCCCGAGTTGCTCCTGAAGCATGAGTTCTTCGGCACGCTCAAAAGCGATCTCCTCGAAGTCGGCACCCTTGTCCGCGCACTCGCGGCTCAGACTGCTCATGTGATTTGCCACGCGAAGAGCCGCGGCTGTCGCTTCTTTCCCCTCGTCAACCCCTTGCCAGCGTCTCCCTTGAAAGACTGCCGCGCTGAATTTGTCGAACTTTGCGAGGGGGAGCGGGATCGCGCCGGTGGTCAGCGCCATCTCCAACCAAGCCTCGAAAATTGGACGCTCGGCGTAGTCGATATCGAAGGTTTGGATCAGTTTGAAAAGCTCGTTGCTGTCGAGCTTTTGCAAGCGTCCCGCGCTGAAGTTGATCGCCTCGTAATCATTCGCCATCGTGGAGTAATTGGCTCCAGGCATCCCCGCGCATTGGCTCCGCACCATCGCTTTCCGAAACTCGCCGAAGTTGCCGTTCGGGTGCGTTGGGTCGATCGCTTGATACTTCACCCCCCAAGGAAGCGCGCCAATGTCTCCCGGCCCCATCTGCTGATTAGGCAAGCCGTTGCGAGGATCCACGGTGAAGCCAGCGTTGCCGCCTTCGGGGAGAACGTCCGAGTAAAGCCACCCCGTTTTCGTCGCCTGTTGGCGAGCGGCGACCACCTCGGCAAGCTCGTATTGGTCGAGCTGGCGAGCCTTGGGAATCGTCGTCGCAACCCACGGGGCCGGGCGGGTCGAATCGCTGTCCACGGGGCGAGCGTAGTGGATAATTTCGCGGGCGGGGATGCGGTCGTGGAGCCCGTTATTGATTGCGCCGAAACCGAAGGTGCCGGCGATCGTAAACTGCCAATCGTTGGGCTGACGGCGGATGAAATAATAAGCCACCGCCTTTCCAAGCCCCCAGCTTGAGCTCTCGTATTCGATGCCCATTCGCACGACGTTGCCATTGGCGAGCGTCCCGTTCATCAACCGATCACACCACTCCGCATTGATCATCTGAAGCGAGAAGCCGAACTTGTTCACGCGCGGATCGCGAATCATCCGAATGAAAAAGTCGCCGTCTCGAACCGCTGAAATTAGGCGAAGCTGTCGCATCGTTTTGTAATTCCGTGTTCCTCGGGTGTCGCAGTATTCCGCCCGTTGCCACTCCGCCCATTTCTTCTCAATCAGTTGCCGGGCGAACACGTCGGGATCTCCAACTTTGACTTGCGCCCTGCTTGAGCCATTGGTGCCAATCCACGGGCGGTTTGTTGGGTGGAACGGGTTGCCACTCCGCTCGGCGGCGTGAGCTCGCACGCGGTCAATTCGGGCGTCGTAGGCGCGAAGCGTTGCCTTCTCTCCGGCGTTCTGCACGATGCGATCTTCCTGCTCTTTAACGCGACTACGGAGCATGATGCCTTCGCTCCCGAAGACGTTCGCCCACAGCGTTTCGCGATATGCTTGGTAGAGTGGATTGCTTCGGAAAAGATCGCGAACGCGAGAGGTCAACGCCCACGCGTTCTGCCACATATCGGCATCTTCGCCGATCTGCGAAACTGGCCAGTCGCCATTGATGCCACCGCCCACCGAAGCGAGTTCGCGGAACCCTCGCTCCCCTGTTTTGTTCCCTCCTTTTTTGCTGAAGATCTTTGTGAAAATGTTCATCGGGCGTAATAGGTGGGGTCGAGGTTGTTTGATGGCACGAACGAAAGCGTGATGCGGTTGCTCGTGGTGGATCCGCGCGCGGCGTTGTCGGCGGCGGTTTCACGAATCACGGTCGCTTGCCAGAAGCTGAGTTGCTCTTGGTAGTCTTTGATTGCCCCGCGCGAGAAACTTTGCCCGTTGAAACTGACGCTCTGCTTCGTGGTTGCGCTAAACTCGGCGAGGATTGTTTGAAGGCGAGTAACTTGCGCCTGGGCGAAGGATGGGGTTGCGGTGGCGGTGAGGTTGGCGAGCACGTTGATTGTGCCTTGCTTTGCTGTGTAGCGGGTCGCTCCGCTCGTCGCATAAATTGCGTAGGTGTAAGCGCCTGCGGTGATCGTGGCGGTGACGGTAGCGCTGAGCGTAAACAGGAAGAGCGCGCCTGAAGTGGTGGCGGTAATCGTGGTTGCCGCGGCGACTCGGTTGTTTAGGACGAGGGTGGCGGTGTAGGTGCCGGGCGCGTAGTCGGCGAAAGCTTCGGTGAAAATTACGGTGTCCCCAGCTTCAAACTGCATTGGGATTCCGACGAGTGGGTCAGGCATTGTGCCTTGAGTTTCACCACCCCCGCAAAGATTGGCAACCCGCACACAAAAAACGCCCCACCGAATTGCTTCGATGGGGCGTGGGGGTTGAGAGGAGGAGTTTATTTTATTTCTGCTATCAAAGATTCTCCATGGCACCGTTCTGGGTAGCAGTGACAGACTAGCAACTTTCCGCGCAGACTCTCGAGCTTCGCGCTGATCGTCGGCTTATGCGTCAGATAGTGGTCAGCGTATGCGTCGCAAACTTCGTCCCTGTCACCGTCCCCCGGCATGACGAATGGATTACCGAAAATCGTGCCTCGGTCGATGTAGACGACAAGACTCCGCTTCGTTGCCCACTCAATCAGATTCTTGTCGCGCTCAGCATTTGCGATGCAAGTCTTTCCCTTGATGATATCGTTTGATCGATCGATCTCGTCCTGAATCCAAGGCGATGTCGGTATCGCTCGCACCGCCTTGTTTGCGTCCTGCATCGTCATCGTCCCGGCCTTGACTTTGGCGAAGACCTCTGGCGATGCCTTCTTGATCTTCGTCGCCTGATTGATGTAGGTGCGGTTGGTCTGGAAGATCTCGGCGGCTTTGGTTGGCGTTGTATTTGTATGCTCTGCCTTTTGAGGTGATGACAATTTTTTGTCATCACCTGCTCTTTGGGCCTTTGTTGCTTCGCTTCGCTTTGCGTCAGCATCCTTCTCCACCTGCTCAGCAATCGCTCCCATGATGTCCTCCGCTTCGACCGCAATCGTCGCCCATTGACCGCTGTTCAAATTGCGACGCTTGTTGGTTCGCATTACGAGCTGAATAGCTTCGATGTCGGTTCCATCGAACACTCGGATGGTTGGTGCAATCATCAACTCGACGCAGGCTTTGTTGCGATTCCAACCGTCAAGGATCGCGCCCTGATAGACGATCACAGGCTGGTCGGCATCGTAGCCGTTGGTCTGAATGTCATCGATGAGCCGGGCGTAGTCGTCTGGCTTTGCTTCTGGGAAGATGTTGAATTTGTGTCGGTTCATAGTTGGTTTAGTCATAGTTTCTTGTGGTGAATTTTTCTGTGGCATGGATCGCAAATTGGCATCAGTTCATGGTCTGCATACTGCCAAGGTAATCGGTCGTTGTAATAGACTCGGTGGTGAACAGCTGTAGCTGGTTTTTGACAACTGCCACATTGCCAGTTGCTTGAATTGAGTATGGCCAGTCGTCTCGATTTCCATCGAAGGTCGAGAAGCAGTGCTGAGTAGAATTGGATGCGTTTTTTTTTAGCCTATGAATGTGCGGAGCGACCCAGACATTGCGCCTGTCCTTCATGTTTCCGAGAAGCATCCAGCATTCGTAATCTGGATTATTGACCTGCAGATTATTGAACAGATTCCACGGATTATCGGCGTTGTGTTGCAGTCCCATGTAGACCTCGCGCCCGACCAGATGCGTCTTGTGTTGCGTGCCTTGCTCGCTGATCCATGACAGGTAAGGCTTAGCCCAATGAGCCGCCTGAGTGAGTATCCACGGATGCTCCTCGTCATCTCTCCTAGTCTCAGGAATGCGCTGAGAGAGTGTGAATTCAAGTGTGCCAAATGGCAGTTTGACCATCGCAATGCTCGACAGATTATCGTTCTGAAATTGCAGTGGATCGACCGTGCCACTCCTGATGATGCATCGATTGAGAATTCGACGCTTCTCCTCTTTGTCATCGATGATGTTGCCGACCTTGTAGT